TGTTGTAATCAGTATGCTACTTATGTTTGCGTATGCAGTCATTGACCCAAACTTTGATACAGATAAAGTATTTCAAATTATTGGTCCAGCGTTTCAAACTGTCATCGGTGGATTTATCGGACTGATTACAGGGATTAAAATAGGAAGCGATAAAGATGAAAAATAATTTTGATGCAGCGTTAGCACACGTATTAAAGTCAGAGGGATTATGGAGTGATAACCCTAAAGACCCCGGTGGAGCCACTATGAAAGGCATTACGTTTGCTGTATTTAAAGAATGGAAGCGTAATCCACATTTAACTAAAGATGATTTAAGGAATATAAGCGACCAAGATGTTCACGACCTTTATAAACAACTCTACTGGGATAAGGTTCATGGTGATGACCTTCCTGCTGGTGTCGACTATGCCACTTTTGATGCTGCTGTTAACATGGGTTGTGGTAGGGCTGCTAAATTACTTCAAGAAGCCGTTGGAGTTACTGCTGACGGTATTATTGGGCAAGGAACGCTACAAGCGGTTCAAAAGGCGAATACACGTTCTCTTTTAGAAAACTTTGCTGCTGAAAAAACTGCCTTCTATAAATCACTATCTACCTTTCCTACATTCGGTAAAGGATGGTTAAACAGAGTAGCAGAAGTAAAAACTATATCGGAGAGTATGATTGGATAATCATTGGGTACTTGGATGTCCGGGAGCGTCTTATGGCAAATAAACCGAATCTCTCTGTTGGGAGAGGAGAAAAGCTATCCGTTTCTTCAGGAGGCGGTTTGACTGCCAAAGGAAGAAAGAAATATAACCGAGCAACAGGCAGCAACTTAAAAGCACCGCAGAAGTCAGGACCCAGACATAAGTCATTTTGTGCAAGGTCCCGTAACTGGAAAGGTCCAAGAGGTAAAGCTGCCCGTAGACGTTGGGGATGTCGTTAAGGTTGTTGTACAAGTCGTCCCTCGAACAGATAGCTACCCATGTGTGCTAGATTAATCCATGGTCCTGCCCATATCTTGATACCATTATCTCTAGCAATCTTACAGAATCCATAGTCCTCAGAGAGTAATCGTTCTGTACCTTGTTCTATAAAGACAGGGAAGTATTCATAAATTCTATCTCTCTTGAGTTCTCCTGCTAAGTCATGGACATCATTGACATACGACTTCACAACTGTCTGTAACTTTTCTAGGACTTCTCTCTTGATGAGCATGAAGCCAGTACCACCATTCCATATTTCTACAGGTTCATTCATCGGTACAGTGACTTCAGCAACGTAATCGACTAGATTAACAACAAAGCTGCCAGTATGATGTTTAAGATTATCCAGAGAGATGCCATTATCCATAGCAGCCTTAACGGACTGCCAATTAATTTCTTTCTTAGGATAGATACCACAAATGACTTCCTTGTCTGCTCGGACCATGTGTACGATGTCCTCAGCATTGTAACGGATGTCTGAATCGATAAACATGAGATGTGTACAGTCTGTCTTTAAGAACATATTGCTTAACGCATTTCTGGCTCGCTGGATGAGCGACTCATTAAACATAAAGCTAAATACACATTCAATATCGTTTGCACTTAATGTTGCCGGTGTTGTCAGCATAGATTGTGCATAGACTCCATGACACATTCCTCCGTACATCGGTGTAGCTACAAATAGTTTTGGTTTCTTTTCTTCACTCATTTTCTTTTCCTTTAGCAATACCTTTCCAATAACCAGTTGCATGAATAGCAGACTCTCTGTTTTCAATCTCTTGACCAATATCAGATAGTCTTTGTAATGCTAATTCTTTCTTTAACGCTTCTATTTCAGCCTCTAATTTTGTAATTCTTTTAGCGTAACGTGATACTTGTTCATTGAGTTGATTCAGCATTTCTTCTGTCATTTAACTCATTTCCTTATATTCTTCAATCATCACAACACAACTACCCCCGGTGTGTTTGATGCCTCTTTCAATCGTTAGCTTCCATACCTGACTATCGTTATCAAAGACTCCAGCATCTTGCAAACTATCTAATACCGCTTTAGCACAGTTATCTATATCCATTAACTTCTTACTTCGTGGTCTTAGAATAATGTCTACTTGAATTGGTATGCTGCCTAGCTTCGGTACTCGATGGACAATCACATAATCTTGTACTTGTTCTTTAAAGTCCCTACCTCGCTTAGAGAGAAACTTCCTCCTACCGGATGTTAACCAGTACGCATTAACGCTTGGAGGATAGGGAAGATACAAGATTAAAATGGCACTTCCCCATCATCTCGACTATTGACTTCTCTTGGATAGGAGATAGACTCTCTTTCCATTTCTGTAGGAGATTTCATCACAGATAAAGAGAACAGATGACCGTTTGCATGAACCTTCTTCCATGCAGATATACGGACAATCTTACCGTCTACCATGACTTGACCCTTGTAATCAGGGTGTGTCTCTGTTTTCTTTTCTAGGTTTTGAAACAATACTCCACGACCTTCTTTTGGTATATGCGAACTCATACTTTCTCCTTAATTAAATGATACCTTGCAAAATGTTTACCGTTACTTTTTACATCTTCGGTATAGATGTTGTAGCCTTCTTCTCGTAATACGTTGATGTGTGCTGCCAGACGCATAGAACCAATATGTTCTAAAGCCTCCATCGGTGTAATTGGTTTTTGATGTAACCAACGTAGGATGTTGTCTTTCTGCGTACCATAACGATTCTTAGCGACTGGCATGATTACTTTGGGTTAGACTCCACCGGTTGTAACTTCTGTGTCAACTGGATATTCTGATTGATGTTTAACCTTGTAAGAATCAACTGATTAACCATCTTTAAAGAATCTAGCTTCTGTTTCTTCTCTGTAGCCTCAATCTTCTTAGAATCCCTAACCTTGACGTATAGACTTGCATACGCATCTATCCAGTCATCTAACTCTTGATGTTTAGAATAGATTGTATTGTCCGGTAACATAAGAGCCATAGAGGGCTTTGATTCCTCTACAACACCTTCCGGATAGTCATCTTCTATCTCAGTAATAGAAATAGCTTTAGGAGCCTCTATGACTGTTTTAGGAGGTGTTATATCCTTTATTGGAGCGTTGTCGAAATCTGCGACTTCCTCTGGAGAATAGAAGCCTGTGACGCTTCCCGGAAAAACGCTGCGTATGCCTTCGCTAATACATCTGCTTCTGAGCATGGCACGTGGAAACTTTTGCCATCCGGAGCCGGGCTTGACAAGACCAATGTTAGTAGCTTGTTTGATAGTCCAACTAACTGCGAGACTTCCACCGTTCGGGTGAGTAAAGACTCCAGTAACTCGTTCATCTGTATATTCTGTCCAGTCAACTTTTCCTCCTGCATTTTGAAACCTCGCTAACATGGCATCCGCTTTAAGTGCTGGTCTGCCTTGAATGATATGAAAATCTCTAGCAGCCGTAGCAGGATGTAATCCTTCTGCTTGGGCGACTGCCATGAGGGCTAATACAGAATTGGTGTCTTTCATGCCAAACAAACCACTTTTAGCAATAGCTTCTGCCATACTCTGCATATCGTTAAAACTAACAATGTTACTCATGTAAACCTTTCTAATAATGTTAGGACTGTATCAATGACGGTACTAGCGGTCATCACATAAATGGCTATATCAATGTTGTTCATGGGTTAAGCCTCTCCAAGATAAATCTTGAAAACTCCATTTATATTTTTTATTTAATGAATGTCGCCAATGCTTACCACACCAATAAGCATATAAATGAAAATCATCTCTACCAACTTCGTATAGACCAACACGTACCGGTTTGATGTGAGGAGGATACCAATTCGTCTTTTTCATTTGATGAGGAACCTCCTAGAACCGGCTTGTTCTACAACAAACTGTTCATAAATGTCCGGCATAGCTGACTGGAATAAAGTAGAACTAAAGCGTTTAGAGGACTTCGAACTTCTCCAAGTAACTAAGACATCACCACTAACAGACCTAATCTCTGAAGCATTACCCATGCTATCTCTGAGATATGTTTCTATCTCTTCTGCTTGGGCTTCCATCTGCTTAATTTGTTCCTTCATCTGTTTAAGATGTTGAATACCCTTCTCCATATTCATGGTAGCCATAATAGAGTTTTCAGTAGAGACTGGATAAAGTAACTTCGTCTGTTCAATCGTCTCTGCCGGAGGTTGAGTATTTGCTTTCACATGACCCCAAAAGACTGCCATATTCTTGATTAACTCTTGTTTCTCTTGGTCTGAGATATGGAACTCAAAGGTTTGTAATTCTTGTCCACCAAAGAGGACTGCTAGGTATATGTGAGAAAGGTTATGGACAGTAGCTTCATGGACTAATTGTGCATAGTCAGCTTGTGGAACTCGATTAGTATCCACATCAAACTTATTCCTGACACCAGCACTATAATTCTTAACTTCCACGAGAGTAGAACCATCAACAGAAATAAAATCAAAGTGAGAACGCAGCCAAGACTCGCTAGGGTGAGTAAGAGAATAATCAGCATCTTTCAACTCCAGTTTTAATCTATCGCTTACTAACCTACCAATGACCGGTTGCATGACATGACCCATCTGTACCGCTTCTATGTCTGATAGGTCAACAGGAGGAAGTGTTCCTTGTTTAGTGAGGATAACTTCTACTGCACGACCATTCATCACTTGACGTGTATCAGAAGCCCACCAAGCACTATTTCTTATTTCAGGTGCAAAATCATTTCTATCGTTTGCCATTACAGAACCTCCGCAAGTGATTTAATAATCTCTTTTAAATGGTCTAAGTCATCTTCTAAAGAACCTAATTCATTGTCTTTATCATCTAACTGTTTTTTAAGGTTAGCTTCTACTTGTTCTAACTCTGCTATCTTTTGTAAGTAAAAGTCATTTTCATTGACGACTATCTTTCTTGGTCTGCCTCTAGTAGCCATTATTTGTTACCTCCAAAGATATGTGACCAGTCATTAAATACATCGTCTAGGACTTGGCTACTATGGGACTTACGTTTAGATGGGAGACCGGATTCAAACCTAATGATGTCGTAATCATCTTGACTAGCTTGATTGTTCTCTGCTCGCTCTATGGCATCTTCAAGCATACGTTGTCTCTCAATATGGAACTGAGAATATTCTTCTTGCATACTACCTCCTAATAAGTTTAATGGTTTGTTTAATAAATCTACTACATACAACAGATACAACTATACACAATATAATCTATATCCACAATACTTTTTTATTAATTTTGGGTGTTGTATTTATGCTACTTTCTTTTGGGTATAGTAGTCCCCTACAATAGTTTCTCTCTTGTATCGTAAAGTCTGGACTGATATTAACAAGACTACAATCTTTAGTATAAGGTATATCAGAGACATAGCCCATGAGGTAAATGAGACTGACTAAAGTCAGTATCATACAAGTACCAAGTGCGTACTCGTCTCTTTCTACTCTTTTTAAAATAGAGAATGTTTTTGTTGTCATCGACATGAGAACCTCATTTGTTTGAATAACCGAATGAACGGAACATTAAGCGTATAAACACCAAACCCCTTATATAAAGGGAACTGAGTCTTTTTTACAGACTAACACCATCGTTTATCAGGTCAAGATTACCTGTTTATCCCCATTAACTGTGTCATGTCGTTGGGAGTGCTGGGTTAAAGGCACCGTTTACTTTACTCCAGATGACAAAAAACCTTTAGGGGTATCTGTCTTGGTCGCCACCTTATTTGT